TCAATGTACTGATTGGTCGTCGCTGGGGTCGAAAGAGGTCATCCACTGAGTGATGTCCGACTGCCGCCAGGCGACCGAATTGGGTCCTATCTTAACCTGTTTTGGGAATGTGCCCTCCCTGATTCTGCGATAGACGGTGTTCCGACCGATCCCGGTCACGTGCAGTACCTCGTCGAGGCGCAGGAAGCGATCAATGTTTTCTGCGGGTCGCATTGGGGGTCTCCCATATATAGAGGGGCGGGCGACGAATGGTCGCCGCGAGGCCGGTGGCGTCAGGTTGGTGGTCAGTCGCAGCTGCTGGAGCTGGACCCGCTATCGCTGGAGCTGCTGCTATCGCTCGACGAGTAGCTGCTGCCGCTGTCGTAGCTGCTGTAGTCCCGGCTGGTGCAGGCAGTGCTCGAGCGCGTTGGCTCGTAGCTGTCCGCCAGGTGGGTGGGATACATGGGGCTGACCGGGCTCATAGGGTTGAGCGGGTCGAGTATCGGGTCTTGCCGGCCGGATGCCGGGCTGTGGCCCCGGGCATACCCGGTCGGGCCGAGCGCGGCGCGTTGTGCCGGTTTCTTCTTGCGCTTGAACAGGCGGGCCAAGAAATTGAGCATGAGTCTCTCCATGCCCGCGCATGTCGGCGGGCTTGAGTAGTAGGGGGAGGGGTTACAGCAGGTGGGCGCCGGCTTCGAGCAGGTCGTCTCGGTCTTCGCGCAACAGCTTGTTTTCGGCGCTCAGCTGGTCGCGCTCTTTGATCAGGGCCTTGATTGCGGTTGATATGTTGCGGTGCCCAAGCTCGATGGTGATGGCCTGGGCCTCGTCGAACAGCTTGACCTTCTGGTCTCGCTCCTCGGCAGCCCACTTGGCCAGCTGCTTGGCCCGGATCTTGAGGCAGCGCTTGCAGGTGACGTGACGCCAATCGCTTGCCAACTGCTCGTCTTGCATTTCGCCTTCGGTACCGCACAGCACGTCTTCTGGTGGGTCTTGATCGGCCTCGGTGCCGCCGTCCCACTCGTACATGTGAACAGCGCGCTTGCTCATGTGATCAGCTCCTTCGGCACCTGGACGAACTCGCCCAGCTTGGCGGCGACGTAGGCGCGGGCTGCGGCGATCAGTCGGTTTTCACCCCGCCCGAATCCCACCCGGGCATCGCCGTCATCGAGATCAATCCACACCTCGGCACTCCGGCCACCGCCAAGGACTTTTGGGAATCGCTGTTCTTGCGGGTCGATGCGATCAATCAGCGGCCCGCCCAGCGCCCAGTCTTCCCACGGGTTGTAGCGCTTGGTGTGCACGATGGCCTCGCCCTGGTACCGGGCGAAAACCCGGTGCGGATTGCCGTACTCAGGCGGGGCCAGGAACAGGTCCAGGCCTTCCGCCTTGCCCACGGCCCAGCCCAGCGCCTCGCCGCCCAGGTCGGCCGTCTTCACTTCGATCAGGTCGTTCATGATTCCTCCCGCTTCGCAACCGCGCGGTCGATGCGCTCGATTTCGGCCAGAATCAGTGCGCCGGCTCGGATCAGGTTTTCCCTTCTGCTGCGAGGCTTCCACCAGCTGAGCGCCCAGGGCCATGACGGCGGGCAAGTTGGCTGCCACTTTTTCATGGCCTTCTTTTCGTCGTCCCAGATATCCAGCCATGGGGGCGCGAGCGCGTAGCAGGTGGCGGCGTCGACCAGCTCAAGGCTGCCACACTGATCGTCATGCTCCGCCGTCCAACCCTCCGCTTCGGTCTGGCGCTTGCGCTCAGCCAAGACAGCAAGCCCTGCAACAGTCGCGCCGTCTTGGCACTTGTACTCCACGGCCCTGGCCAGACGTTCAAACGCGTGCTCGTTTACGCCGAACGCCAAGGCTTCCTGGCATGCGCTGCTTGCGAGGTCGAGCAGTGCGCCTTCTTCGACCAGCAGGTGCTGGCGCATCTTGTTGGCTTCCATCACAGCTGATACCTCTCATCAATCCAGCGCCCAGGCGCCAGAGCGGGTGTAGGTTCGGGTTGGGTTTCGTGCGGGGAGAGCTGGCGCTCGTTGCCGGCCTGCAGCTGGCTGTCGGGGATGCAGCTGATGCCGACCCCATTGAGCAGGTAGCAGGTGACGCCGCGCTGGCTGTCGTGCTGCACGTCGATGACGTTCTCTTGGGGCTGTGGTGCCGCGCTGACGCCGGTGGCCAGCAGCAGGAGGCAGAGGGCGAGGCGGGTCATGCTTGCTCTCCATTTATCGAGTAGCCGAAGTTGCAAACGTCAAAGAATGCTGACTCTGCTGCTTCGGCGATTTCCTCCGGAGTGGCGCTGTCGTCCATTTCAAATTCAACGTCTTCGTGGCCAGTTGGCCATTCAACATGCACGGTAATGAGCACGGCAGTTCCTTGGCCGCCATATCGCGGCAGTGAGTTGTACAAGTGGTTGGGTTCGGTACAAGAAAATCGGCCGATGGTCCGATTCAGTTCTCAAGCTGCGATACCGAGATTGCGTCTCGCCTCGCTTTGGCTATGGTGAGAGTTCACCCGTGGCATACAACTAAAATCGTAGGAGGTCGACATGAGGATTCGCGGTGAAGTTTTCTGGGAGTGGGCTGATCCAACGCTTCACCACCGAACTCATGACGAAGAACTCGAGGATGGAACGGTCATTGATGTTCAGGTGCGATTGTCGCGGACGGGTAACACGCAGATGTTCATTGGGGTATATGCCGCGAGTGGCATGGCCCTTCACGAAGAGGCTTTCGATTCCCGACCTGGCGAGTCAATGACCAGGGCGCTGGCCTGGGGAGTGGGGCGGGCTCGCCGGATCGCCACCGATACCCAGCCGAAATTCGATAAGGTCGCCTGCTCGAAATAGAGGGGACAGGGGCTACAGCTGAGTGGAGTACAAATGTGCTCTAGGTGCCGGGACGGCTCTTGAAGGCGAGCCAGATGTAGTGCCGGCCCTTGGCGCTGATCTTGATTTTGTCCTTCTGCCTGTTCCAGCTGATAAGCCGAAGCTCTTCGAGGATGCAGGTGATGGTGTGGCCCTGGTGCCAACCGGCCAGAGCCTTTATGCAACCTTGAGCCAGCAGCCCCCGGTGGTCGTCATGGCCGAAGTTCGTCCCGGCGAAGCAGTTCTGCATTTGCTCATCGCTGACCAGGTCGGTAACGGCATTGATCTTCGGGTCTCGGCGGTAGCAGGTATGCGTCATAGCTTTCGCTCCAGAGCGGCGCGGGCAACTGAGCCATCCTCGATGAAGTCCGGCTCTTCACCGCACCAGAGAATGTTCAGCGGCTCGCCGCTTACGGTGTCCCAGTTACCACTCTCGAAATGGTAATGCTCGCGGTCGGCGTAGAAACTCAGGGCAGCGCGCAGACGGTCAACCTCGCCGGTATCGATCATCGGCCCGAACGGGATAATTGGCTTGCCAGTTGCCACCGCATCCCTCTCTGCCTCTTCTTTGGTCCACCAGAAGGCAGTACCAACCATCCAGGCTATTGGCTCGGGGTGGGGCTGCGGCTCTGCATGCGTTTCGCGGTAGCCGGCCAGAAACAGCAGGTAGTCGCTATGGGTGCGCTGGTCTTCGAAGCCGGTGCTGTCCTTGCGCAGCTCGTCCTCGCCAAGGCCTAGCGGGTTGAGCCTGATGAACACATCGCGTGGGTCGGTGTTGCTGGATCGGTTTTCTGTGGGCATGGGTAGCTCCGGCCTATGCGGCTTTCAAAAGGGCTTCAATTACTCGCTGGCCCGCCAGCGGTGGTACCGCATTGCCGGCCATGTGCATGGTCAGCCGGTGATTGTCCGGCCGTAGGGTGTCAGCTGGGAACGACATCGCGGCCAGGGCCTCGCTGGCGCTGAGCATTCGCATGCGGTCACCTTCGACCAGGGCCCAGCGGTCCAGAGTGGTGATGGTGCCGATCGGACGGTTGATGTCGCGGCCGGTGGTGCCGGAGCCCTTGCCGTAATAGGGCATGATGAAGCGGTCGCCGAAGCGCTGGCGCCCGTTGCGCACCCGGTCGAGCGTGGCCTGGGCCCGGCCTGGCTTCTCGATCTGCGACCAGCGCCCGGCGCCGAAGTCGAGGAAGCTGCTGGCCGGCACATGCCGCTCGCGCTGCAGCTGAAGCATCAGTGGGGCCTTGCTGCGCGTCAGGACCATGAACAGGCGCACCCGGTGCTGCGGCACGCCGAGGTCGGCGCAGTCCACGATGTGCGGCGCACACTGGTAGCCCATCGCCTGGATGGCCTGCAACCAAGCTGGGTAGAGGAGCCAGTCGGTGAACTCAGGCACGTTCTCGATCACTGCTGCCTGCGGCCGGTGGAACTCCAGAGCAGATACCGGCGCCCAGGCCGTCGAGCGCGATGCGTCGTGCTCGGGGTTGCCCGACTTCTTGCCGCGGGCCTTGGCGTGACCCTGGCAGCAAGGCGAGGCCAGCAGGATGTCGTGCGCCGGCACCTGCTCCCAGCGCGCCTGGTGCAAGTCCTGGCAAACGTGCTGCGTGTCGGGGTGGTTGGCGCTGTGCCATTCAACGGCCACGGGCCAGTGGTTTGCCGCCCAGAGAACCTGGACGCCTGCGGCGCGCGCGCCGGTGCTCCATCCGCCGAGGCCGGCGAACAGGTCGATTGCTGTGGTCATCGGGACACCTACAGACAGTAGCGAAAAGCCATTTTGAGGATTACGATTCGCCCTTTTGCAGGCGAATCGGTGTGTTCACAGGAAAAATCCCTAAGGAAATGCCTGACCAATTTCTTCGCGAAATCCACAAGATGTATGTGGAGAAATATGGGCATGGGGTCAGAAATCTTGGCGAGTTCAAAGTCACCATTGCGGCTCATGAGTTGTTCGCACAGCGGATCCCAAACCTCTTCGAGCAGAGCGGAAGGGTGATCAAGCCGCTGATCAAGGAAAATTTCCAGGAGCTGGAGGCAAGAGGCTTTCTCAGGAAGGGTGAGCCCTTGTGGTATCACCTGACCGCCGAAGGCTACTACCACTCCGAACGAACCTCTTGGCAAAGGTTTGTGGGCTATTGGAACTCGAATCCAGGCTTAAACACGTTGGTCACTATCGCCAGCGCAATCATTGCCGTGTTTAGTCTGGGCGTTGCCATTCAGGCATTGTCAAACTCTACAGCGCAGACGCCCCCACCAGCATTGCCCTACAAGGTGGCCGCCAAATAATTGCCAGTCCGCCCTCGCCGGGGAGGCGTTATCGTTGAATAGGGGAGGGCGCTGGCGGGCAGCGCAGGAGGGTCAGGCTCGATTCAGGAATTCCTGGCACCTGCAGTTGAGGTTCGAGCAGTGGCTTTGGCCAACCCAGTCAGGCATTCGGTCGCCTTTATGTCTTTCCGTGGTCCATGCAGCCGATTGGGGTCTGGTTATCGCTCATGGTTTTCTCCATGCATGCACCGGCTTGGCCGGTGTTGTACCTGGTAGTGGCAATTTAATGGCATTTGGGTTATTCATTGTAATACCAGTCAACGAGATGAATACCCGATGGACCGCGAGCCAACAAACCAGGAAATCGCAGCAGCTCTCGGCATTGATGAGGATCAGGTTGATAAGTACCGTCAGGAGGCAGTGCTGCTGGGCGACGGCTCCTGGTTGATCCACTTTTCCTACGACATGCCGAGAGAGCTTCGGCACAGCTTCACCGGTAGCTTTACGGCGATTGTTGCGTGCGTTGAATCTTGTGTTGACGGGCGCGCAGTCGACTGAGGCTGGCTGGCAGCGAAGGACAGTCAGGAGGCTATCGGGAACTGTTTGGCAAGGGCCTGCTGAACTGCTGCGATGATGCGACAGAGGTAGTCCCAGTCAGGGTTGCGCTCCATGGCGTCGGCCGGCAGGTTCCACCAGTCGTCACCGAATACGCGGTGCAGGAACTCGCGGTGGGCGCCGCCGCACTCATCGAGCGAGCTGGTGTGTCGAACATCCTCAGCCTCGTCGAGCAGGCTTCGGGCATCTTCTGCGTCCAGATCCCGGTCACGCCGCATTTGCACGATCACCTTCCGCGCTTTGTCGGCCAGCGCTTCAGCGCTGAACCGGCGAGAACTCAGCGACCGGTCGAAGTAGCCGATGATGTAGGCGTCGTGCAGCTTGCAGAAGAACTGGCCGATGGTCAGGCCATCCCACATACCACCCCAGTAGGCGTGCCAGGTCTTGTCGTAGCAGCTGACGGTGATCTTGCCCTTGCAGGGCTCGAAGTCTTCTAGGTAGACGCTGATCGGGTCCAGGCCTTCGGCGCCGGTGATCAGCAGCTTGGTGACGGTCGATGTCTCGACGTTCATGGCTTTCTCCATGCATGCGCCGCCCTCCGTGGCCCGGATGCGGCATGGTGGCAATTTGGTTTGGGATGGTGTTTCATTCGCCTCGATCTAATTCGAGGACTACTCAATGCGCTACGCGATTGCCGCTGCATGGGTTGCACTGTCATTCATCACTTCAGTGAGTGCGACTGAAAGCAACAAGGCGCAGCGTGAAAAGATTGATCGGTGCTCAAACGCGGCCTTTCTCGCAGTTTCTGTGATCGAAATGAATGCGGACGCCAGCAAACATCCAGATCTCCTGCTTGAAGCATTCAAGGCGCTCAAGGCAAACCCAGCTTTTGTCGAAACAATGCCCTACGAGGGTGAGGTTGTCGGGGCCTACACGGTTGCACTGAAAGTCGCCGATGGCATGGAAAGACCATTCGATGCCCGCGAGCATGACTGGCTGATTGGACAATCCGCGTCAGCCTGCACCTTGTGGGTTCCTTACCCGAAAAAGGACTGATTCGGCTCACATCCAGGGTCCTGTTGAATAATCAGCATCATCATCCGGTTGAGGGCTGAGTCAGGCCCGTTCTGCGAGCAGGATCAGGCCGGTGTCGTCCGGGTCGTCGCCGAGCTCCAGGCCGGGCGCGCGCAGTTCGCGGCTCAGTCGGAACTGGTCGAGCTTGCGCACCACAGAATTCGATAGCTTGATTTCGTGGCGCGGTGGACTGAGGAAGTGGCGGGCCGCTTCAGGCCCTAATTCATGGATGCGGTGGATGAGCAGGGTCATGGCTTCGCCGTTTTCCTCGACGCTGGCCCAGGCCTTTATCTCGGCTAGTGCCTGTCTAGTCCCTGGTCGAACCTTCAAGCGCAGGTCTTCTTCCTGCAACCGTGCGGCTTTGGCGCGGCGCTTCTCGTCGCGCTCCTTGGGTGACATCGCCATACGGCACCTCCATGATTCCGCTGGGCGGGATGTGTATGTGCAGCTGGCGGCGACGCTGCTGCGTGAGCTTCTGGATGCGTTTCATGGGTGGCATACCTCAATGGGCGTTTTCTTCGTCGAGCCAGACGGCATAACCACCAGTAGACGCTTGTTTCCTCGGTATACGCCCCAAGGCTGACCAGTGGATCTGGCCATGGCCGCCGCGTACTTCACGGCGGGCACGGGCTGTGACATGGTTGTGATCATGACCTAGCCCCGATTCCGCTGGAGCGGGAAGTTGATGTCGAACGCGGCAAGGATGCGTGCGAACCGGCAGTTTCCGATGCCCAACTCCAAAGTCACACCCCACCGGGACATGCCGGAATCACGCAGGGCTATGATCTTGTCGGCGAGGTCGCGATCTTCCTGACTCGGCTCGGCCTTCACCTTTTCGGGTCTGGCCGGCTTCGGCGGGCTGAAGAACCTGAATCCTCCACGCGCCGCTACGCCCCAGAGAGCGGTCTTGGTTTCGCCCAGGAGCTTTGCGACCTCGCCACAGGTCATGGTCTTGGCGAGCTCTTCTACCTGAGCTGTGCGTTCCTTGGCGCGGCTTTTACGCTCGCCGCCGCGCTCCTGCTTGACTGGCTTGACCCGCTTTGGCTTCGGCTCAGGGTGATGACGCTGGCGGAAGGGCACATACTGGAACCCCTCCAGCACAATGATCCGGCCGCCAGACGAGAAGAAGGCCGCTTTGGCGGCCTCCAGGTCGATGGATTGGTTCATACTGCCACCTCATGCTGCTATGCCGAGCACCCTGTTCATGCGCTCGTCGAGGATTTCGTAAAAGGTCTTCACACGCTCCGAGAGCTTGCGGATCATCGCCTCGTCGCGGTAGGCGCGCTTCACGAAAAGCGGCATGCCCGGCCAGTAGCAGATGAAGTCGATCCACTCGCGCTCAGACACCCACAGGCCACCCTGGCACTGGGCTACGTGCTCTTTGGGGATCTCGCCGCCCAGGATCACGTCGACCTGCAGCTTCGGAAGCTTGGTCTTGATCTCGGTGAGGCCGTTGTCGCTGACCAGAGCGTCCGGCGAGTAGCCGATGCCGTGGTTTAGGATGATCCCCACCTGGTGGGTCTGGACGTCCTCGCGGTCGCAGTACAGGACCCGGGCCGTACCTTCCAGCTCATGGCCGCGCTCGGTGTGACGGTTGCCGGTAAACGGGTCGGCCGCCTCGCCGGTTATTCGCTCACCGATCAGGGTGTTCATGTAGGTGAACGCGCCGGCGCCGAATCCAGCCTCACCCTTGCCGTTCACCAGCAGGCAGTCCAACTCGCTGCAGGTGATGATGCCCAGTCGCAGGTCCAGCCAGGCCTGAGTGCCTTGCTCGACATCACTGATGATCTGCATTTGCGGCCTCCGCGGCCCTTATGGCCTTGTTCAGTTGCGCGACCAGGATGTCGTGGCGACCCTTCGGCACGCATTCAGCCGAACCGTATTCGCCGGTGAACCAGTCGCGGGTTTTCTGGGTACAGCGATTGAGCAGGGCGCTGATTCCGGCCGCCTGCACGCTGGTGACGTTCGCAGTCGGAACAGCGGCATGGCCGTCGTCGTCCTCGCCCCTGGTCGTGAGGTTCAGCAGGGCGCTCATGACGTAGCGCTTGCCGTAGCTGGTGGACGACCCGACCGCCTGGACAGCGTTCTTGCTGCCGCTGGTGTCGAGCGGGAGCAGCATGGTGGTGCTCTCGCGGTGCCCGGCCCTGTGCATTAGGATTCCGGTTACGCTCAAGCCGCCCGGCGTGTTCTCGACCTTGAAGGTGATCGCGAACCCGTGGGCCTGCATGATCGGCTTGATGACATCGTTGATGTCTTCGAAGGTGGCGTAGTCGCTGCGCTTCTGGCCGTTCACCACGATGGCGCCGCGTTCGGCGATGCTCGGGATGTCGCTCTGCATGGCTGCCATGGCGGCGTTGAACTCTGCCTCAGCATCACGGGCCTGCATGCGTTCATGCATCGCCATCAGGCGCTCCAGCTTGTCGATGTCACAGGTGGGGTCGGTAGCGGCCCGGCTGATGACGGCCAGGATGCTGCTGTCGGCCTGCGGGGGCGCGGCCACCTGGCGGCGCTGCTCCGGCACAATGATGGTGCTGCTCATGGTCGGTGCCTCAGTAGGAAATGGCGATGTTCGGGATCTTGCGCTGCGCGATCAGGGTGACCGCTTGCTTGGCGCAGGCTTCAGGCATGCCCTCGGCCATGAAGGCTTCCAGGGCGGCGCGGTTGATGCTCGCCCGGTGCGCCTTGTCGGCCTCGCGTGCTTCTTGCTGGCGAAGGATCTCGGCGGCAGCGGCATCGGCCCGACGGCGTTCTTCCTGGCGGGCCTGCTCGGCTGCTTCCTCTTGCCGGCGTGCGGCGTCTTGGCGCTCCTGCTCCATCCGTTGCTCGGTGGCAACGCGGTCGGCTTCAGCCTGGATCCGGGCGCGCTCGGCTTGCTCGGCCTGCAACTTGAGCTGGAGGCGCTGATTCTCGGCTTCGCGCTCTTGCGCAGCGGCCTGGTCAAGCAGTTCCTGTTCACGACGGGCTGCCGCTTCGCGTTCTGCTTGTTGCTGCTGGGCCACGCGCTGGCGCTCGACCTCGACAGCGGCCTCTTGTGCCGCTCGAATCCGGTCCTGCTCGGCGCGCTCTTCAGCTTCGCGGCGCAGCCGGGCCAGCTCGGCCTGATCTGCGTCGTATTTCTGCCGGGCCGCCAGAGCTTCACGAAGCACAGCTAGCACTTGGTCTTTCACCTGTCCGGCCTCGGCGGTGAATTCCTCCCAGGCGTCGTCCAGGACAACGTCTTCAACCCTTCCGATCCTGGCCAGAAGGTCCTCGGCAGTCAGCAGGCCGAGTTCGGCGCCTTCCGCTTTGATGGCTGCAATGCCTTGCTCATGCCGGGCGACACGGGCGGCTTCTGCCTGCTCCCACTCGGTGAGCGGCCGGCGCATCTCGTCCCGCAGCGCGTCCATCGTGGTCACGAACTCACGCAGTTCGGCCTCGACCACCTTCGGCATTTCCTTGAGCCGGCGCAGGTAGTCGCGACCGGGCTTCTCGACGGCCGTCTTCGACTTGCTGACCTTGGCGGCCAGGCTGGCGATGCGTTCGCGGCCCTTGCGGGTGGTCAGGTCGGGCACTTCGCCTTCGACCTCAGCCTTCACCAGGTCAATGAATTGCTGCAGGCCGCCGGCCACGTAGATGGCCGGTGCGTTCGCCTCGCTGATCTCTTCGATCGCGATCAGTTTCTGTTCTGCGGACATTAGAAAACCTCGCGCCAGGCCGGCGCCGTCAGTTGGAAAAGGGGAAATGCCAGGTCACCCAGGCACGGAGGTACGCTCCAGGCCCTGGCTGCGGTGGATGGTCGCGAGCTCTCGCCGCTTATGCTCCCGAAGGGGTACGGTTATCCCGAAGGGCCGCCGTGCTCGGCTACGTGATTCGGGTCAGGGGATCATTCGCCGCTGGTGTAGTCGCTGATCCATTCCTGAATTCGCTCTATGCCGATGGCATTCAGGGCTTCGTAGAAATCACCGCTGGCTTCAACCCATGCAGAGAAATGCTGTTCTCCCATGGCATTAAGCAGGCTGACTGGGCCGGCTGTTTCTACGATGTCGGCCGGATCAACATCGTGCAGTCGATCTGCAACCGGGATGTCTTCGACAACTGCGGTCAAGTCGGCCTCAACCTTTACCAGCATCGTGTTGCCGCAGAAGGCCTCAAGCTGAACGTCGTGCGCCTTGAATGTGATGCTGCTCATTTGATTTCCTCAGGAAGTGATGTTGCCGGCCAGGGCGCTCGCAAGCATCCAGGCTGTGCAGATGAATAGGGTGGCGAAGCTGCCGCGCCAGGTGGCGATGCGGCGGGAACGCTGGGAGCTGGTCATTGCGGAAGGCTCCTAAGCCGTTCCTCTCGCGCTTTGATTGCGCAGTCGGCGTGTTGTGTTCGCCATCCACCCTGATAGCGCTCGAAGTGGCCGGCGCCCTTGGCAACGTGACCGCCGCAGCGGTAGCAGGTCCCGGGGAAGCGGTTTCTCATGCCAGAACCTCATAGGCCAGCGTGCACATGCCGCAGAGGTAGGCACGGCCCGACCAAGCCGCAGGGTTCTCGATGTGGGCCATGCGCGCCTGATTCATGGCGTCCTCCATGGTCAGGCCCTTGAACACCATAAGGATGCGGTCGTCGGGCACGGCCCGGGAAACCTCGGCCACCTGTTCGTCGATGAGCGAAGGGAAAAGCGGCGTAGTCATGCAACCTCCTTGCGCCCATCAACGATCTTGTTGAGGCGCCCGCAGTAGTGGTTGAACTCTTCGATGGTGATGCGCTGGTCGGCCAGCATTTCGGTAAGCAGCTTGAGGACCATGGCCTGCCAAGACTTCGGGGTCGCAGGATCCGCCATGGCGTCTAGCTCCTCGTCGATCAGCACATGAGGGCTCATAGCTGCGCCTCGTCTGCCTCGTACTTCAGGCCTTGCTCGGCGTATTGCTCAAGCATCGACTCTGCGATCTCGTACAGCTTGCCCTTGCAGTGATCGCTCTGGCCGACAACATCCTCGACCATGCTTTTCACTGGCCCACCGGCCTGTGCCTGGAGCAGGAGCAGGGCCAAGGCGTTGAGGTCGTCCTTCTCTGCCTCTTGCAGGGCGCGAAGGTGTTCGGCCAGCTTGGCCACGAATTGCTCCTGGCGTACGCCAACAGGGCCGCCAAAGCGCTGCGGAATCAGAACATCGCAGCCGCCGACCAGCTCCTCAGCCTTGCTCTCGATCCAGTTCTGCGCCGCTTCCTGATACGCCGAGTCGTCTTCCGGCTCAGCATGGTCATACCGCCATTGTGCTGCTCGAAGTGCGCCCATGGTCGCCTCCAGTTACGGTTGGGATGCTCGATAGCGCCGCATGAGGCCTTTAGTCAGGCGCTTCATGATTCGCGGGTATCGGTCTGGGTGATGAAGTCGGCAGTAGAGGTGTTCTCTGCCATAGCCCTCGTGATCGCAGTAGTCGCAATCGCAGTGCTTCTTGAGCAGTGCACGTGCCTCAGCTGCGCATGCGGCGCGAAGGGTGAACCAGCGACGACCGCCACCACGGAAGACGGCAGCAGTCTCGACTGTTACTGTCATGGCCTTCTCCGTGGTCGTGCTTTGACTGGTGGGTACTTGGCGACCTGATTTGCTTCGTGCTCATGCAGCCTCAAAAGAGCTGCGCATATCACCGGGTCGGCATCTCTGCTATCGCAATAGAGGTCCACGCGGGTCTTGATCTCGCCAAGCCTGTGGATGCGGTACGCGATATGCGCATCGTCCGCGCTGTCAAAAATCCCGATACTTGTGGTCTTCCCGAAGCTTTTGTACCTAGCCCTGAAGCTCTTTCCATGCATGTGTACCCCCATGGGAAGAGTTCTATTTTTCGTCGATAGGTTGGCTAGTAGAGAGTTGATCCATGGCGGTACGAACAGGCAGGTTTCAGGGCTGTAGATCTTGTTCCCGATGACCAGCAGGTCTTTATCGAGAACCATCCCATCCCACCTCTGGGAGTCCATCCAGCTCTTGAAACTGGAGAACCTTAACCATTCGGGATCAGCCTTGATAGGTTGGATGCTGAGCGAGATACCGTGGCGAGTAACAGCGCTCAAGCATGTGGCCCCAGGTCCTGTAACGCTGATCGTCAGTGCAGCCCTGGCCGCCCCAATCTCCGTCATTGATTCCTACGCCATGGACTAGAGTTCTCATGTCTTTGCCTGTCCGGTTGGTGGTGGGTTACTCGGTGGGTGGAGTGAGGTGTGGCTGCCAGTGCGTCACGCGATGCTCGAAGCGCGAGCCATCGCCGTAACGCCAGTCGATGCCATTCCAGTAGAGGAAGCGGGCGCCGTTGAAGGCGCTCTGTGCTTTTCGTGCTGGCGTATAGGCGATTACCCAGGACTTGCCGCCACCCTTGGGCAGCTCCGGCAGCCTGTCGCTGCACTTGATCCAGCCGCTCATGGCTTCACCCGGGCGGCGAGCATGGCGTCGGCCAGCGCATAGGAGGTTTCCGCAATCTTCTGTGCGACCGGCCTACCATCGCGCGGATCAACGTAGCCAGGGTTTATGAAATTGCTGTCTGCACTGGTCGCAGTTGCCTGAGCAGCTGCGAACTTGGCGGCGAAGTAATCGCGGATCGTCAAGCCGAAGCAGGTGCCATGGCCGCCGTATTCGCTGGCATGCACCGGGAAGGCAGGCTGATCACCGGCCTCGGCTGGTTGGCATTCGTAGCAGATTCCGCCGACCTGCTCGGATTCTTCGATGCAGCTCGAACAGCGCAGGCAATGGCCTACGCCAGATGGTTCTGGTGGCTGGTACATGGGTTGTCCTCATGACCGCATTGGCCAGGAGCCAGGCGCGGGTGACCAAACCCACCGTGAAAGGTGGCCTGGCGCCTGCCAATGCGGTCGTATGTGAAGGGAAGGGGTGTGGAAAGTGAAAGCCCGAGGATCCCCGGGCTTTCTTCATGTCGAGTGTTTGGGGCGGGACTGCCTATGCCAGAACATGGGCAGCCCCTATCTAGAACGCCAGCGCTCGCGGTGTGAACGCAGTGGACCGGTTGGCAGGCCGCTTTCAGGATTAGGTTCTGGCCTCATGTGGCTGAGCGCTGCGCCGATCAGGATGAGAAGGAGCATGTGGTACTCCGGTTGGGGGATGCGGGATGCATCAGGAAGCGCATGGCCGGTAACGACATTTGATCCGGACGATTCCATGAGCTTTCCGATGAACCCTGCGATGGGGAGCAGGGCATCGGGCAGTTAACGTCAGGCTGACGTGGCGTTGGGTGCCTCTTCCGGCTCTTCGGTAGTGCACGCCTTGCCGCAGAGCGGGCAGTAGTTGGCGACCACAGAAACCGTTTTGTTCACGCGCTTCAATCCGCCGGTCTTCTTCGGCGCCATGTAGTGGCCGGTGACTTCGACGCAGAATCGGCGACTGGCCTTTCCGGTCTCGATGTTCAGTGAAAGGTTGTAGCCCTCTGCGCGCATGTAGAAAGGCCCGGATCCTGGCGCCTCCTCAGCAAGCTGGTCAGAAACCAGCTTCACGGCATCGCTGATGCAGGTGCAGCTCATCGTATTGCCCTCCAGGGCGGTTGATTTCCCGTCTGGCCCTGTTGCCAAGGCCAGCCAGTGAAATCTGTGTTTCCTCGCAGCTCGCGCTTTGCCAGGTGTAGACGCCCGTTCTAAGGGCATCCCGGCAGGGAGCGTTTGCAGCGCAACCCTCCATCCGCTTTCCGTGGCCCGGCCTATGTTCCTGCCGTGCTGACGTTCCGCCTGATTTCGAGCTGGCCAGTTCCAGAGCTGGCATGGGGATCGAATTTATTGCTCGCGCTGTGCCGTTGCCGGGATCGATCCGCGAGGTTCCCATCGGTGTTAAAGAGCGGTGAGGCTTGAGGGCCTCTGCAGTCCCTCGTGAGTGACTGCTTGAGATGAACGATAAGCCAATGCCTAATTCTTGTAAATAGGTAATGCCTAACTTTTTCATACATGCCTAATCTGCTATCCGGGCTTGCATCATTCGATGGCTCGGGTAAGCTCTGTTTAATACTGGATGGATGTACAGTTGGTGGAGGAAGAAATGGCCAAGCAGAAGAAGTCGGCGCCGCAGGCGCGCCAGGAGATGACCGGACTGGAACTCCTGGGGCTGCGGGTTTCGTCGATGATCAATCACCCGATCGCGCAGGCTCAGCGCTGGGTGACGATCCATCGCCTGGACACGGACGGTGACATGGAGTGGGAAGAAGTGATGGGCCTGCTGGCCGAAACGCCGGAGCTGGACCTAACGTTCAACGACGACGAGAGCGTGACGGTGCGATGGGAGCTGCAGAGCGTCGAGGATCGCGACGACCTGGTCGTAGAGAGGGATTGGGTGGAGGAGAAGCTTGAGGAGGAGGCACCTTTCTGACGCCCAAAGAAAAGCCCGCACTGCTATGCGGGCTAACGTAGGGAGATCGGATTAGCCTTCACTGTGCAGAGTAGGGCGTGAAAAAAACGTGAAGGCATGAAAAAGCCCGCCGAGGCGGGCTTTGATCAATTTTTTGTTGCTTCCGTCTTCGTCTCTGATCGAATTCGCATTTCGGTGACCGCCTTTGATATCTCTTTAACATCGTCACCTATCGATTTCACATCCTCGCGGATGTAGGTGCTAAATCGAGCGTTTTCTTCTTTTTGCGCTGACAGGCCCCATTGCAGAGTACCCATGAACACAGCCAAAACTGCGATAGCCGTGCCTATCGCCCACCATTTGGCATTCTGCAGCGCCTCTACAGTTCTCTGGCTTGCTGTTTGGAAATCGCTAACAGACTTCGCGATCTCGGATACCTTGCGATCAAGGCGCTCCTCAATTAGCTGAAGCTTTGTATCGATTTCTTCACGAGTCATATCGTTCATTCGCAGAGTATCTCCCATGGAAGGACGGGTGTCACTCGGTGATTCCGACCCATCGTCTTTACTCGGCGCTTTGAATTTAGGCCCTGAATTGTTAAAGGCCTCCTTGATCTCTCCGCAGGTCGAGAATCTATTGTGCATCTTCGGACGTCTCTGGGCCTGATTCGAAGTCTAGTTCTGGCTCAATTGGGTTCTCTTCAGCCCACTTCTGGACGGTTCTTGCCAGATGCTGACGAATGTAGCCGCAACTGTCGCAGAAAATTGCAAACGTCGAGATGGTCATGGGCCGCAATCCGTCTCTCATCTGTACAACCAATCTGTACACGTCTTGCTCGCCGCCGTAGGGGCAAACAACAGTCCAGGCAGAAGATCCGCAAACAGGGCAGTCCGAGTCGGGGCTCTTTGCTTCCAAGAAACGCACGAAATCAGCAGTTGCGACGGCCCGTCGGGATCTTGGTGGGGGGATAGAAGCATTGTCTTCCGACATAAAAAATTCCCTACTGGTTGGGCTTGGTTAGGGGCATGGCTATACCAGGTGTGCGTTCCAGACCAGCAGCACCCGGGCCTGGATGTAGGTCATATCCCTGCGGATCAGCCGATCCTTGTGCCTCGGGTTGTCCGAAATCATCTCGTAATGCTCCTCATCAGCCACCTGCAGGCGCTTGATATAGAGCAGGTCATCCCAGACGAATAGGTACACCCCATCGCCCACGAAGTCGCGGACGTTGATGTTCACGATCAGCGGGTCGCGGTGCTTGATGGTGGGCTCCATCGACTGGCCCCAGCCGGTGACCACCTTCAGGTGGTAATGCTCTTCGAACTCGACGCCGATTTCCCGCAGGTGACTGGGGCTGACGCGAATGTCCTTGAGCATTTCCGGGTAATCGTGGGGGAGCTGGCCGCCACCCATTGCAGCGCGGATATCGTAGTGAGCGATCCGGACCTCGTCTCCGACTAAGCCAGGTCGGGTCAAGTCTACGGTAATCACATTTCCCTCATCGGTCGCTTCGGCGGCTGCAATCAACTGCGCGCGCGCCGAATCCGACAAGTTCTTGCCTTGCTTGGCGAGCATGGCGCGAACCATATCGGCAGCTGAGGTTGGCGCCGGCTCTGCGACAGGTTCCGAAGTGACTTCCTGGATGCTCTCGTAGGAGAAGCCAGGGCGAAGCCCCCAGTGCTCAGGACCCACTACGTCAGAAAAGTAAGCGATCACGTCCATCAACTTGGACTTGTCGATCCGGCCGTTTTTCACCCAGCCCTGTACCGACGGAGGCTTCACCTGGAAGTCGTCTGCGAGCTGTTTCTTGGATACGCCTTTGGCGATCCGCGCAGCATCAATGGCTGCACCTAATTCTGGTCCGGTAAGCATTGCCTAATTAGGCCTATCGCCAGCGCGGTTAGGCAATGGCTTGTACGAAATAAGGTAATGCCTTATATTCATCGGTAAATCTCCAGGAGAGAACTCATGAAATCAGCAGAAGCAGCCAAAGAAGCATCCCGCGTGCTGGGCAGCCAGGCGGAATTGGCGCGCCGGCTGAATGTTGCGGCACCAACCGTCAACCAATGGTGTTCAGGAGAGCGCACGGTCCCAGCCAAGCGCGCACTACAGATTGAGGCGCTTACGAATGGCGCTGTGAATCGTGCCGACCTGTGTCCTTCGTTCCCGTGGAACCAGATCGACAGCAATCCGACCCACGCGCTTTCGGCCGCTTAACCACTTTCAACCACAAAGGAACCCACCGTGTCGTACTTCGACCCCGACCACCTGCACAACAAGCCCACCAAGGTTCGCTTGGATGAGGCTGCCGATGACCTGCTCTCGGCCATGGCTCGATTCAAGCGCACCCAAAAGGCCGTGCTCGCCAGGGAGATTTTGGAGCGCGGTCTCGACCAGATGATGCAAGAGCTTAACGCGAAGACTGACGTGGCCTGAAGTGGCCGAGGAGGCCCTGTGCCAGAAAGCAAAGAGCTGGAGATCCAGCTCGATGGGAGAGGCAACTCTGATCTGGCGTATCTCGCCCGGCAGAGAGGCTTAACCCCTGAGCAACTGGCGGCACAAATCATCAATGAGGCTCTCGACCGGATGACGAGAACAGAGCCTGGCCGAAGCAACGTTCGGTCGTTTCGCAAGGGCTTATAAGCCCCTGAGGGACTCATGAGGAACTGCCGTTGAAAACACCAAAACCCAAACCGCAGACGCAAAAAAGCCGGTGGCTAGACCGGCTTCTTGTACTGCATTCGTAACGCTTGTGTGAGGTCATCATATATGCACCAGACCATCCAAAGCAATACCGTGGCCCTTGCGCCACAAAATGCGAACCACGATTTCGTGGCGCGCAGTATGTCGCTCACCATTGGAGGAGTGAAGGTCAAGCAGGATATTGAGGGCCGTTACTGCCTCAATGATCTGCACAAGGCTGCCGTGGCCGATGGGGCGAACAAGCGCACCAAAGAGCCAGGCAAGTTCATGGCTACGGAATCCTTCACCGAAATGGTGGCTGAGTTAACTACCCAAAATCCGGGTAGTTTGCCGGTGGCGACTATTGAGGGCCGAAATGGTGGCACCTATGTCGTCAAGGAACTGATCTACGCCTACGCAATGTGGGTAAACGCCAAGTTCCACCTGCACGTTATCCGCACCTTCGATGCCGTGGTTGTCGGGCACATCCAGCTGGTTGAGGGGCGCCAGGCCCGCGAGCGCGCACGCCTTGAGGCCCCGGCCCTGACCGATGCCATCAAGCATGGTCGCCTGTCTGTCGGCAAGGAAGTGAAGCACTACCACTTCAGCAACGAGTTCGACCTGATCAACCGCATCGCACTGGGAATGCCCTCGAAGGCATACCGGGCGGCGCACTGCATAAGCCCGACTGACTCGATCCGCGACCACCTGACTCCTTGCGAAATCCGCTGCATCGAGCACCTTCAGCGCGTGAATGCCTCCCTGATTGACGTTGGCATGGACTTCGAGTCGCGCAAGAAGAAACTGAGTCAGATCTACATCCAGCGTCACAGCCGTGCGCTGCTGTCCGAAATCAAGCGCCTGGAGTTCTGAACATGACCACCATGACCTATCAGCAACTGGTAGAGCGGGCGGCCATGACGGCCCTTGACCTGCATAAGGCTTCAACGGCAACCAAGGCCCTCAAGGCTGAACTGCGCTCGATGTACGACACCTACTTCCAGGCTCATGGGCGACCGGAGGGGAAATTCGATCCAGATAACGACGCCTTCCTGCCGGTGATGATGTTCACCAACGCCCAATATGACCGCGTCCAGGCAGCGAAGAAGGCCGAATACAACGCGAAGCGCCGCCATGAGCGGGCTGTAGCGTCTCTCGCCTCTGCATGTGAGTGCGCCGGGGACGGCCTGCACACCCACGACAAGGCAGTGCGGGGTGCAGCATGAGCGATTTCGTGAAAGTCACCGAGATACGGGCCAGCGAGCTTCCCGCCTATCTGGAAGGAATGAACAAGCTGACGCGTGAGTGGACAGATCGCGCTGCGCGCGGCGAATGCCAATGGGTCTGCGCCGACTGTTGTTACACCTTCAACGAAGGCATGCCTGACGAGTGCTATCACGGCGTCCAGCAGTGCACCGACATCATCAAGCGCGACAAGCTGCGCGCTATGCGTGAGGGGAACGAGCCGTCATGACTATCGGCAAGGATCAACTCAAGACAACGGCTCAGGCTGCGAGCCAAGGCCAGTGGGCCCAGGATGGCTTCGAAGTCCATAACGACGATGTTGAAGACTATCTCGTTGCCAAATGCCGATCTCTGGCTGATGCCGCGTTCATCGCTGCCGCCAGCCCCGCTTCGATTCTGGAGCTGCTCGACGAGAACGAGGCGCTGCGCATGCAAGTCAAGGAGCTCGACCTGCTGTTTGGGCGCTATCTGCTTGGCATGCGAGCCGCCGTTGTGGAGTGGCAGAAAGGGAAAGGGGCCGATGCCGCGATGCAGTGGATCTGGAACGGCTTGCGCGGCCCTGGCGAACTGCCGCCGGAAGAAGAAACCCAGGCCCAGGCCTATTTCGACCGGGAGGTCGTGAAGATCGAGGAAGGCCTGGAAGAGGTGTACGCCTACCGCGACAAGCGCCGCAGCGAAAAAGCCCAAGGGGGTATTTGATATGCAGTTCACCCTCACCATCAACCAGGTGAAAGCTCTGGAATGGGGGCTCAACTCCCAGCAGGCGCTGCTGTTCTCGTTCGTCTACGGATGTCCGAGCTGGGCCAAGCCTATGCAGACACCGGACGGGATCTACTTTGCCCTGAGCAAGGCCAAGATCACCGACGAACTGCCGTTGCTGACCGGCAAGCCTGACACCGCCTACCGCATGCTGAAAGCCCTGGAAGAGGTCGGCCTGATCGAGCTGTCGAGCACCTCCAGCATCACCTTGTTCCGCCTGACCGAGAAGGCCACCGAGTGGAACCAGAAACTGGATGGCTCGGAAAAATATCCGACCCCACCTACTGGCCCTAAAGGTCGGAAAAAAATCCGATCTACCTCGGAAAAAAATCCGAGCAAGGTCGGAAAAAAATCCGATCCAAGGTCGGAAAAAAATCCGACAAATCAGGATACCAATAATCAGGATACCAATCAGGTCACCAGTCAGTGTTCGCAGGAAGGTTCGGACGAGCCGAACCAGCCTGCCGGAAAAGTAGTTGCACTGATCCCTGTTGGGGTCGAAGAGCCGCGCTGCGAAATCCCGGCAGACATGCCAGGCCCGAAGGACCAGTCCTGCAAAACCTTCAAGGCCTGGGCCAACTACGCCATGGCCTATCGCAAGCGCTACCAGACCTGGCCGGTATGGAATGCGAAGGCAGGCGGGCAGATGGGCCAGCTGATTGACCGCCTCGGGATCGAAGTTGCACACCACGTGGCCGCGTTTTACCTGCGGATCAACGACGCCAAGCTGATCAACGGCTGCCACAACTTGGGCGACCTGCTGGCCAAGGCCGAGGCCTACCACACCCAATGGGTAACCAACCGCCAGATGAACGCCACGACTGCCCGCCAGCAGGAGCAGACTCAGGCGAACATGAACGCAGCGCAGGAAGCGGCTGACGCGATCCGCAACGGCCAGGGAGGTAAGCGCAATGCTTTCCTCTGACCAACAAGCCGAACTGGCCGTGGCCATCTGCGCCACTGCCGAGGCAATGGGGCAGACCATCAGCGCTGGAGGCGCTCAGCTCATCGCTGAGGACCTTTCGGCCTATGAGCCTGCCGCCATCATTGGCGCGCTGCGTTCGTGCCGTAGAGAGCCTGCTGGGCGGCTTTCGCTCGGCATGGTCCTCAAGCACATCCACGCGGCCGACACCCGCCCCGGGAAGGATGAGGCGTGGTCGATTGCCCTGGCGGCCAGTGACGAGCACGAGACCGTGGTGCTCACCACTGAAATCCGCCAGGCCATGATCGCCTCCGAGCCAATCCTTGAGGCTGGCGACAAGATCGGCGCACGTATGGCGTTCATGAGCGCCTACGAGCGTCTGGTCAGCTTCGCCCGTGCCGAGGATCAGCCGGCCAAGTGGGAGGTTTCGCTGGGCTACGACGCCGGGCGCCGGGTGACGGCCATCGAATCCGCCGTCCGCGCCCAGCTCATCACCCACGAGACCGGTGCCAAGTACCTGGCCGACCTGCGCATTGCGCCGATCACCCAAGACGGCGAGGCCATTGCCGGCCTGCTAACCGGAGCAGTCCGCCCGCAAGCCAGCGAGAAGACACGGGAAAAGCTCGCCGAGGTGCGCTGCATCCTCAAGGCGGCCAAGGCCAAGAAAGATCGCGAGCGCGCCAAGGAAGACCAGCGCCGCCGCATCGAAACCTATCTGCGCAAGCGGCAGACACGCGTCGCCATTGCTCAGTTGAACATCAAGCGCGCCGGGCATCCGGCCGGGGAGGGGGTGTGATGAACAAAATCCACATGTGGCACCGCATGGCGTACATGGGCTTCATCATCGTGAAGTGCGGCCGGAAGGTCCGGGCCACCCAGTTCACCGACCAGCTTGAAAAG